ATTTTCTATAAAGTGCATCCTGTTAAGCGTGTTGGGAGCAATCGTGATAGTACAAGCGCTGTCCAATGTGCCTGTGTATTCAATATACATAGCTCTGCCTGGATCGGTTGCACCGTCTGCTACTGTAGTAGTGTGAGTATCTGCATTGGTTGTAATGCCTTCAGTTCCATAACCAAGAGCTTCGCCAATTAATTCTAAATTTGTGTTTGTTGTTGTTCCCCATGTACCACTGGCATCACCAGTAGCCATCTCATTAAGTCTTAAATCATTTACATACGAACTAGCCATATATTCACCTCTCGAATATCAGTATAATACTATTTTTGTCAATAGTTAAGCAACTTCTTCCCACGAAGGAGACTGGTTGATTGGAATCGGTGTCCATTCAGGTACTTGACTATCATCTATTAAACTCCAGATCAGTAGAGTTCCTACGAATCCAGATGCAGACTGTTCGTCTGTGAGTGTTACAGAAACATTTGCTTTTGCGACTGTGGTTACTGTTCCTACAGACCCAGTAGCAGCATTTAATGTAACGGATAAATTGTTGTTTGATACAGTAGTTGCTGTTCCTAATGCACTTGTTGCAGCCTGACCTGTTAGTGTGACATTTGCCTCACCATCTATATCAACTGAGACTGAACCTAATGTTGCAACAGCTCCTGTAACTGAAGCAATAGCTTGTGCATTTACACCTGCAACAGGAGTACCTGTTGTTCCTACTAAAGATGCTGGTACTACATTTGCTTCAGCATCAATTGCAACAGTACCTAGAGCAGAAGTTCCTGCACCTGGAGCTGTAATTGTAACTGGAAGTGGTTCACCAAATGTGAGTTGACCCCACGTCCCTCGACCCCAACCGTTTATATTAGCCATTTAAGGCTAGGCGATTCTTATAATCGCTGTGCTCGCAGCTGCTGCAGGAAACACAATAGTGAAATCGCCTGCTGTTGAGGTTTTATCCCCACCAAAATCTATGGTTGCTACAGATACATCAGAATTTGTATCGTTATAAATCATGCAACCTCTAGCTGTAATTGTAGCTGTTCCAAAAGTTAAATCAGCAAAATCTGTAAAACCTGTTGTTCCACCACTTGTCGGGTTAACATTGGTTAAAGCAGAGCCACCAGAACTATAGTTAGTTCCAGCTGCTTGATTAGTTGTTGTAAAAGCAGTAGTTGCAGCTCCCATCGTAGCTGAACTTGTGTATAGAGCTAATTTAAAACTGTTACCTCCAGACGCTAAAAAGTTATGTTTAGCTTCTAAAAGTTCTTTTTTGAAGCTTGTTGTTAATGTAGATGTAATTGCCATTATTTAAGTTCCTTTAATATTTTTGCTAAATCACCATGTCCTTGATTTTCAAGGATATTTTTCATAGTGCATCGCTCACTATTTATACTTTCTTTTATATAGTAAAGTATTGCAGAATAAATAGCTAGTCGATAAGCTTCTGCTTGTTGTCTTATGTGAGGCTCTGCATTCTCAGAAATACCACATATTCTAGCTGTGCATTTTTCTGCCCAAAATTCAGGAGGATGTCCTCTGTGTTGCTGTGTTACAACTTCTATTGAACCTATGTCAGCCACTGTGTTGATTTCTATCATAATTAATACCTCTTTGCTTCTGGTGGGGTTACTACAGCTTGGACAAGCTCAGCTCCATTTCTTCGTATTTTTTCTAATTTCTCTGTGTACTCTTTGTTCCCCATAAGAAAAAATTCATCTTCTTCTTCGTCTATAAGCACTAAAGTCGGATCATCTAGTCTATGGTAGCCATAAAGTTTTTCATGAATAGGTAAATCAGTGTCTAACAAACCTGATCTTGGGGCAACACTTACAATCATTCCGTTCTCAATACACTTAGCTAACCAAAATTCTACACAGGATCTTCCTGCTTCTGCAAAATGCAGATTACCTTTGTACGTGAAGTCTATTCCAAATAACTCTAGTCGAGCTACTTTATTGTACAGAGCGAAAGCTATCGCAAAAGGTACAGTATTATTAAAGTAAGAACATCTCGTTTCTTTTACAACCTCTAATAAAGGATACTCAACTAATCCTGGGCATCTATCATCTAACTCACAAGTGTAGATTGGTCCAGGATGATTTAAAATTACTTGTTGCATAATGCCTGTTTGACTACCTGCTGCATCAGAATCTAAAAAACGTGAAGCTGGGTCAAGCATAAACAGTCTATCACAATCGGTTATTCCGCCCATAGCGTTTATACCCCAAACCTCGTCCCAAGATTTACTGTGTGATTTAGCAAGATGAAAATCTAATTGACTTTCACCCATAGCAACAAGTGCTATGTGTGCACCTTCTAATTCTTGTATTTTACTCAAGCCTGTGGTTCCTTTCTTATTTCCCCATAACGGTATTGGTCTCTTGTTGATTTACCTTCACCAAGATTTTTCAACAAGAACATAGCTTCTTGGAATCGTTGTTCATAAACAGGAATCGAATCCATACTTTTAAGGTACATAGCTGCTTCAGCAAGAGAACCGTAAAGCATTGCATTGATTGCATTTTTAGAAAGCCAAGTTGTTGTACTACCACTAGTGCTTGTTAGTGAAGCAGGTCTATAGAAATAATGTAGTTCAACTGAGTATTGTTGATCTGGAGATGGAGCTAATATAAATGAAGACTCATTAAACTCAGCATAGTATTTAGGTTCACCAGTAGTGGCTTGTGAAGGAGTGTAGTCTCTAATAAAGGAAGACTGTTTTAATAACAGATAGTTATAGTCCCCACTAGCATCGATAACAGCAAGACTAAACGGTGACAAAAAATCTGAAGGCATCGCTAGATACGGTTGGTTTACACTATTCGCAGGAGCAGTAGTGTGCCCTGTTGAATTTTTCTTAAACACATCTAATTGAACACCTTTAAGTATTTTTTCTTCAGTAGCCTGTATAAAGTTAGGTATGTTAGCAACAAAAGATGTTTCTGAGCTGTCCATATAATTTTCAATAGCAGTAGTTAAGGTTGAGTTTGTCCATCCTACACTCATGATATTACCACACTGATTTCGCCTACTGAACCTGTTACTTCTGATAATGAAAAACTAGAACCTATTGTGTTACTTACAAGTGCATACATAACAGGTGAACTAACTCCATTTACATTCTTAGGATTACTCACCCTGACTGTACCTAAGTTTATTGTTGATTTAACATCAGGTCTTGGGTTAAGTAATGCTTCTGGGTCTGTTGTTTTTATTCTTGGTCTAAGCTGTGGGTGTTTAGGATCGTACATATCTGGACCAACTAATAACCCATTCCATGTTTTCTTCATGTCGTTTAGCTTATATCTAAAACCACTTATGTCACAAATACCGTATGCATGTTTTCCAGTTGAGTATGACATCAATAGATTAACCTCGGTGTAAGACTAATACTAGCTCTGTCTCTATCCTCATCTGCAGCTCTGTTGAAGCTCTCTTCGTAGTCTATTTTAATTAACCCAGCTTTCTGAGGGTTGCGTTTTAAACAAAGCTGGTAAGCTAGTCCTAAAGTCATACACTGTACAAAACGACTAGGTACTTCTTGATCTTGTGCTGAAGCAGTTACATCATCAATTCTCTGTATTCTGTAGCTTATAAACTTGTATGTAGTTCTATCATCAGGTGTTGGGTATAGTTTTAAAACTGGAGTTTCTTTTCTATCTACAAAATATTGTGAAGGTCTTCCTGTTGTTGACTTATCTGGTACACCTAAATACTCTGATCTACTAATTCTTTGAATAGAGATATCGCTAAATGTTGAACTGCTTGTACTGTCATAGACACGAACAACAGCTTCTAGTACATCCACATCAAAAGAGTTTAAAGGGTAGGAAGATGTTCCTGATACTAAGTCAAGAGACACCTGCTCTACTGTCCACAAGTTTATACCACGGTTTGCCCAATCAGAAAACATAATATTTAAAGAACGTCTAGCTGTAGCTGCATCGTAACCTGTTCTTAGTTCAAGTCCTGCTAACTCGTATGCTTCTTCTATAACCTCGGCTGTGTCAAGACTAAATGTTTTAGTTCCTGAAGTAGCCATTTAGATTAAGCGTGGAATACTGTCATGGTTAAAAATGTTGATACAGTGTATTCAACATAAATACCACCAGTGAATAAAACACCCTCATCAGGTATAACCACATCTCTTGTTGCATCTGCGTCACCAACAGAACTTAACCCCATAATACTTGTTCCTGACGGAGAAGTAGTTAAGAAATCAACAGTTCCTGCTGTAGCTGTGCTTGTTAGATAAATACCTTTAAGTCTTGATCTTCCTGCAAAGACAACATCTGCTGCTGAAGAATTAACTCCTGCTGAGACATTACCTGCTGGATTACCAACTGCTGAAATACCTGATATAGTTTTAAAAAACTTAGTACCTGTGGCTGTTCCAGCATTAGCACCTGTAATGGATTCTGTTTGAGCATCTCCATTAACATCAGTTCCAGTTACAGTAAAAGATTTAGATGCATCATTTCCAGCAGAAAGGATCGTTACAATCCTTCCATGACTAAGTGCAACTGCACCACCTGAAGCCAACGCACCACCTATGGTAAGTGCTGCGTTATTTCCTACTGAAGCTGCTACTGATATTCCATCAGCATCTAATGCTACTGTATCGGCAGTTATAGTTACTGCTTTTACGTCTGAATATCCTGGCATAAGTTACTCCTTAAATAATACCTGTAAGGTTAATTAGTGAGTAATCGGTTGTTACATTAACAATCATAACTACACCAATTACCTGAATAACATCTCCAGCAGCTGGTCCAACTGCACCGACAGCTCCTAAAGGTACTGCGTGGTTACCCACTACTAATGTTCCTGAAGTTAATACTGTAGCTGGTCCTGAAACCGCAAACCAACCATAAGCACTAGCTGCCATATCAACTACTGTTACACCTAGTGTAGCACCTGTAGTTGTTGCAGCTTGACCTATTTGAGCACTTCTTGGGTCAGGAATTAAAGTTATTCTTGAACTTGTTGTTATAGCTGTAGCTAAATCATCATAACAGGTAATTACAATAGAAGGGTCAGCTGAATGATCATGTGCTGGATTAGATTTAATTCTAAGCATTTGACCTTCACCTGCAGCATCATTTACATAAAGATAACCATTTGCATATTGGTTAAGAGTTATGTCAGTACCAGCAGTTTCAACTGAAATTGCAGTTTCACCTGCAGCCACACCTGCTGTTGGAGTTAAGTCAAAGTGATGGGCAATAGATGCAGCGTGAGTAACACATTTACCTGCTGTAACAGCAACTGCTGCTAATCTACCATAGGCATAAACAGTGTTACCATAAAGTAATCTACTACCTAGTGGAAATAATTGAGTAAGTCCTGAAGTGTAGGGATCAACAGTACCGTATTGGCTACCACCTTTACCTACAATAAAATCAGCAGGACCATATCCTGTTGCTGCTACATATTGAACATGTCCACCAGCATCAGTAAAGATATTGCCATCTGCGTTGATTACCAATCCATCTGTTTCTACACCTGTAGTAGAATTTACATCAATTGTTGTAAAGCCACCTTCGGACCTGACTGGTCCACTAAACGTTGAATTTGCCATAATTTCCTCCTGGGAAATAAGTTCTACTGTCTTGGCTTGTCTGCTAGGTCAGTCGGTAGAACAAGTTAAATTATCCTAGAACCCTAGTCTATATCAATTCTGGAAAAAAAGAAAGGGGAGCATATAGCTCCCCTTTACAAGAAATGGATTCTTTACGCTCCAGGGGAACCGTAAATACCACGCCAGTCACTAAACCCGAAAGAGTATCTCTCTCTAGCTTTGTAACGCATGTTACCAGTTTCGAAGTCACCTTCCATTCCAGTAGACATTGGGCTTCTAACGAAATGCTTTAATCCATTTGGTGCGTCAGTTTTTATAAAAAACGCATCAGTGTCGGTTAAGAAGTGATTAACTGTATAACCTCCAGGAAGCATGCTCATATTCTTAAGAGCATTTATATCGTTGTCAGAAGTGCCAACTCTGTTAGGAGTGTTAAGCAACCTGTCAGCAACAAACTGCAGTGCTGGTGGAACGATTAACTTTCTAGCCTGAACATTGGTTTTTAAACCACGCTCATCTTTAAATGCAGCAATTTCGATCATTGCATTTTCTAGAGAAGTTTCATTCAAATCAGCAGCAGTACTTGGCTCATTATTCTGATCGCCTGCTGTTAAAGTAGGGTGATCAGTTGTCATGAGAGGTTTTCCATCTCCTCCTGGGAAGGAAGTAGAGAAACCATTATTAAGTACATTAGCAGCTTTTACTTGCTTAGTTTGACTCATTGAGCGAGCCAACGCTTTAGTATATCTAGCAGATATACTGTCGTACAGATTGTCTTCGATAGCTTCTTCTGTCAAAGCAAAAGCTAACGCCACAGTTTCATGTGAATACCTTGCAGTATAAGTTTCTTGCGCATAGTCATAAGTGACTGCTGAGCCTTCTCCTTTTACTGGTGCTTCACCGAAGCCTGAAAGCATAACTTCTTCTTCAAACGCTCTATCTGAATTCTCTGTATCAAAGATTTCAGTATG